GCTGGTGCACATCCTGGCGACAACGGTGCTGTTAGAATAGAGTACGCATAAGTCGTACACTTAACTAGAATTACATTAGTGATTCTTATAACTCGGGGGAGGCAATCCCTCCCCCAAGTTTTTACTAAATAACTTATGGCAGATTTAATTACTTTACAACAGTATAAAACAGCAGAGGGTATCACTCAACCTAAAGATGATGCTCGTCTGAATGTATTAATACCATCAGTAAGTGCATTAGTAAAAACTTATTGTGGAAATAGCTTTGTTGACTATTATTCATCAAACAAAACAGAATATTTTGACATTACCTGGGGTACTCATATTGTCCAATTAACAGAGAGCCCAGTTAATGCTATAGTAAGTGTACATGAGAGAAACGCATACACCGACGACTACGTTGCACTTACCACAGGAGCCCATGAATACTATCTAAATACTAAGACTGATAGTATATTCAGAACTATTGGTTCCGGAAAATTTAAGAATTGGCCCGAAGGTGTTGGCGCAGTTAAAGTGGTTTATACAGCCGGCTATAGTGCGGTACCTTCTGATCTTAAGCTCGCAGTGCTGGACTTAATTACTTATTACCTAAAGGACGAGCATAAGCAAAGGCAAACTATAGCAGGTGCTAGCATACAAAACCAAGCAAGCACTAGCCAAACAAATAATGTAAGCTTTCCAGACCACATTAAGCGAGTCTTAGACTTATATAAAAACTTTTAATGTCTGTAGCTGAAAGTAAAAAAGTACTAAAACGGATGGAGAAGTTTCTAGACGGCGAGGCCGCTAGAAAAATACTTGATAAACATAAACAAAGAGTATGGATGTATAACGAAGATGTTGCAAAGTCATTTAAAGAAGGCTATGCTTTAGTCTATAATAGACGGGCAAGCGAAGCAAAAGCAAAAAAACAGCCGCACACAATGCCCGAATTGGATGACGATTTCTTTGACAAAGTAGCAGTAGCAGCCATAGCAGAAGTAGTAGAGTATTTGGAGAAACCTAGAACCAAAGGATGGCTAGTATCAAACACAACTACTTATATTAGTTTTGACCAGGACAGGTATATTGCAGCTCCTTTTAATGCATTAAAAAGGAAAGCCAGGGAACTAATAAACCAGGAATTAAAGAGTGCGGGAATTAAACAGTTAACCGCACACAAAGCAGAAAGTGGAAAACAGGGATCTGAAGCCGCCCTTCTTGCACAAGGAACACAAAGGCTCCATAAAACAAAAAGATCTGTAGGAGCCCTGCAGTTATTAGGAGCACTGGAATGGGCCAAGCGAAGCCCTAAATACAATAAGTTTAGCTCGGTAGAGAATATAAAATCTATGGCGAAAGCTTTGGGTCAGATAGAATTAGAGTTTTATTCAGCAGGATATACAGGGAAAGGCGGTAGTAAGGTAAAGTATAACCCAAACCTTAGAGTTTCAATATTTGTTTCTTCTCATAAAGATAATCCAGCAGGCGATCTGCCCACAGACTGGGCAACTATAAAACCAAAACTCGAAGAAGAGTTACAAAAATTTATAGTTGAAGAAGGAATAGCAGATGTAAAAGGTAGTAACTCTATACGAGAAGATGCAAGAAAGCATGCTCGACATTTAGTTATTTCAAAATTAAGAAAGAGATTACGAGTTGTTTCAGATTCTAAGCCTGTAAGTAGAAAAGAAAAAAGTGTAAAGACAGCCAATAGAGAGTCGGTAGGTAAAAAAAGAAAGGCTTTTAGATCAAGCCTAGCTTATACAACAATTAAAACAGGTGCAGGTAATCAACAAGGCGCTAGTTTATATACTGTTATGGCAATGATTAACGAGAAACTGCCCGAAACAGTCAGAAAAAATATGGGGGCACCAGCATTAGAAAATCAGACAGGTAGATTTGCTAATAGCGTAAAAATGACAGATGTTATAAAAACCCCAAAAGGCTATCCAAGTTTTGGGTATACATATGCAAAACAGCCTTACCAAGTTTTTGAAACAGGATCACAAGGCACCTGGTCAACTCCTGAGAGAGACCCAAGAGTCCTCATTGATAGATCCATAAGAGAAATCGCAGCAGGATTTGCGTTAGGAAGATTTTATACTAGGAGAGAGTGATGGCAAGTAACGCACGAAATTACACAACTCGTCGTTCTGCTATTACCAAGGCTTTATCCGATAAGATTGCTTTAATTGATGGAAGAGGTATATACCATACGGCGGTCGCCCAAACTAGCCCCCGGTTAAAGTTCTGGGATGAGATAGAAGAGTTTCCCGCAGTACATTTAAATGCAGGGAGTGAAGCCAGACAGTATCAAACAGGGGGCTATAAGGATAGATTTTTAAATATTACTGTAAGATGCTATGTTAATGAAGAAGACGCCGTTACTGCTCTTGATGAACTACTAGAAGATGTAGAAACAGTTATTGAAAATAATAGTAAATTAAAATATCACGATAGATTAGGGTTAGAAAAATATACCCAACAAATCACAATCCTCAGTATAGATACTGATGAAGGTGTACTAGAACCGCTGGGAGTAGGAGAAATACTTATAGAGGTTCGTTATTAGAAAATTCTGGCACGAATAATTATTCACGACCAGTCTTTTCAAGTTTCATAGGAGAAAACTATGGCAGACCAATTATACTTTAGCCGCGATACACGTTTGTTTGTACAAATGCGTAATCAAGATGCTGAAGATGATAATACCGCAGGGGCGGGTACTGTATGGGAAATTCCTGTCTTGGATGGATACAGTTTCTCACAGACAACAAATACCTCTGAAATTCTGCTCTCGGAAATGGAAAGTACTAAAGGCATATCACGTCGTGGACGTCGTATGTTTACCGACTCTCTTGCTCCCGCAGAATGGTCTTTTAGCACATATATTAGACCTTTTAAGTCTTTAGGACAAACTGCGCTTGACGCTTCTTCTACACTTGCAGGCACAAAAGGTGCTGAAACAGGTAGTGGAACGGATGTACATGCCGTGGAGGAAGTGCTTTGGGCAGCAATGTTCGGAGCAGATGTTTATAGTAACGTTACTGGTGTAGCTACTGTAGATAATCTAACTGGAGCAACCGATACTGATAGAGCTGCAGGAACTTATACAATTACTGAAGATGACTATACAGTAAGCCCTAATAACGGAAGGGGTGCGTCATTTACTATAACCGTAAATGGTAGCGGCGTTGCTACTGTTGCTGTCGCTTCCAATGGTGATGGTTATGCTGTTGATGATACCTTTACTGTTACAAGCGATAAAATAGGAGCAGCAGCAGGAGATACTAGTCTTACTTTTGATGTTGCAACCTTATTAACAACCGCTGCAAGTCAGGTCAGTACTTTTACACGTGCAGTGAATAAAGTTAGTGGCCCGGTTGTTACACCTGGCTCAGACTATAATACAATAGTAACTGCAGAATCCAATCGATCAGCATTACATCCATTACATTTCTATTTTGTAGTTGATACAGCTAGTGCCAATCCGATTGTTTACAAGCTGCCAGAAGCTGTGATTAATGAGGTTAGTATTGACTTTGATGTAGAAGGTATTGCTACTTTGAATTGGTCAGGAATGGCTAAAGAAGTCCAAGATGTATCAGGAAGTGTACATGTAGACGCGACTCTGCCTATAGGTAGTGATACTACTACTGATGGCACAAAGATGGCGGCTGGAGATATCTGGTTTGATTCAGATAATGCTCAAGGAAGTGCTTTCTGGCTCATTTCAGCAACCCCAGGAGATAATAGTAGTAATACTACTGCTACACAGGCTATCGATGAGGCAATAACAAGTACGAATACTTTTATTCGTAATCGTTTAACCTCTATTGATATTACTGCTGATAATAAGACTATATTCCCAGGTGGAATGAATGCGAATAGCGATGGAAAATATAATCTTGCATTAACAGGTGGAAGTTTTACTATTGCTAATAATATTACGTATTTGGTACCTGATGAACTAGGGTTTGTTAACAAGCCTTTAGAGCATGTAACAGGCGCACGAAATATTACTGGCGGAGCAACTTGTTACCTTACTCTTAGTGACTCAGACAGCACTTCAGGAACTTCTAGACAGTTTTTTAATGATCTAGTATCCACAAGTGCAATGGCACAGGTTGTTAACAAATTTGCAGTTACATTAAAGATTGGTGGTTCCGCTCAAGCCGGAACACCTTCGTTGGTAATTACAATGCCGAATGTTCACTTTGAAGTACCTTCTCACTCTATTGAGGATGTAATTTCACTAGAAAGTTCCTTCCATGCATTACCAAGTGGATTTGATACTGCTAATGAAATAACAGATATTAAATACTACGCACCATCTACGTACTCTTAATACTCAAGGGGCTTCGGCCCCTTTTTCTTCCCAACCTTCCAAAAATAATTCTTGACATTTAGTGTCTTTTGAATTATACTATCTCTATAAATTTTAAATAAGGACTTTTTACCATGCCAGAGACCAAAGTAGAAAAGAAAGAACCCGTATCGTTAGCAAGTTTACTAACTCCTAGTAAAACCGTATCTATTGATTATCCTGGATACGAAGGAATGACAGTATCGTTATGTTTTTTAGCAAGAACAGAGCTTATAAAACTCAGAAAACGATGTTTATCTAGCAAATGGGATAAGAAAAACCGACAAATGGTAGAGGAACTCGATGATGATAAGTTTCTTACAGAATATTGCAAAGGTGTAGTCAAAGGATGGGAGGGCTTAAAATATTCATACTTAGAAGAGCTTCTTTTGGTGGATGTTTCGCAATTCGATCCTAATGATACATTACCCTACACTCAAGATAATGCTGAGTTGTTAATGAAAAATGCAACTGATTTTGACACATGGGTAACCGAAACAGTAGGTGATTTAGAAAATTTTACTGGGAACAAGTAGCTGAAATACAAAAGTTACTTGAACGTTGGGTAAAAGAGTCTACATCAAAGATTGACTATGAAAAATATTTAAAAATCTGCGAACAGTTGGGGGAAGACCCCGACCCTAAAAGAATGCCGCTCGAACTTTCTATATTTCCTGTAGAATTTCAAGTGGCATTTTTTATATATGACTTACTACAAGACGTGTACGAAGGAATGAACGGAACATTTTTAGGGAAAAACTGGGCTCCAATTAAAGATTTATTAGATATACATGAAGTAGATTGCCCTCAAGAAACAGTATATTATATAAAAATGATAGAAGGCACTACAGTTAAACACAGAGCAGAAGAAAGTGAAAGACAAAGAAAAGCGGCGGATAGAAAGCGGCAGAGCAGTGGAAAAACATACACTCATAATGTACAGGGTTAATGGCAAAAAAAGATACAGTATGGATTGATATCAGAACCGAAGATGGTGGCACTATGCAAAAAGTTGCAGTTAGTGCCCAAAAGCTTGGAATTGCTCTGGATGATGCTGGAGTCGCCGGCCAAAAGATGGGCAAATCAGCCCAAACTACTAATAGACGTTTAAAAGGGCTTTCTCAACAGTCTTCGAACGCAACTAAAAATAATGCAAAACTTATGCAAAGCATTAATAGTGGTTTAGTGCCTGCATATGCAGTTTTAGCCTCTCATATTTTTGCAATCTCAGCAGCTTTTAGATTTTTAAAAGAAGCCGCTGATATGCGAGTCATGCAAGAATCTCAAATAGCTTTTACAGGAGCAACTGGAGTTGCTATGAAATCTCTTACTTCAGATATACAAGCTGCGAGTGAGGGAATGTTAGATTTTAAAGCCGCTTCAGAAGCAGCAGCCATTGGTATAGCCTCCGGATTAGGTGCTGGACAAATAGAGGAACTATCCGAGGGAGCGGCAAATTTATCAAAAATATTAGGACGAGATGTTACTGACTCTTTTAATCGTTTAATTAGGGGTGTTACAAAAGCAGAGCCCGAACTTTTAGACGAATTAGGTATTATTCTACGTCTTGAGAATGCACAAAATGATTATGCCATCGCTTTAAATAAGACCGCAAAAGATCTAACTACATACGAAAAGAAACAGGCGGTATTTGTAGATGTCCAAGGACAGTTAGAGAAGAAATATGCAGCAGTAGCTAAAGCGACAGGTGTACAAGCCAATAAAATAGCAAGATTAGGGGTCGCATTTGATCGTGTAATGAAACACGTTAAAGGTTTTACTGCTGCTATTGGCGAGCCCACCGCAGAGTTTTTTACTAAAAATATTGGGTCTCTGACGGTTGCTTTAGGACTTCTTGCTACTAATATATTTAAGCAAATTATTCCAGGATTCACCGCATGGGCTGCAAGTGCTCAGGAGGATGTTATAGCTGCAAATACTGCCCTAGATACCCATATACAAAAATGGAAGGATCTAGAGATGGAGCAGGCTAGAATTACTGGTACCGGAGATGCAGCCGGTGCAGCACGAGGCGCAGTTTCTCATATCAAAGCCAAGCCAGGAAGTGGGCTCGATAAATTGCAAAAAGGAGAGCAATTATCAAGTCGGGAAGTTAGTGGGATGCTACGATTTGCCGAACAAGGTAAAGGTGCAGTAACACAAATGAGCGAGGCTCAAAAACGTACTTTTATTGCTTCTTTGAAAGTAATGAAGAAAGAGTTCAAGGGTTTCAAAACCGAAATAGTTACAGGATGGCAATCAATTCAGCAAACCGCTAGTATTATGATACAAAAAACACAAACGGGATGGGGCATAGCGATGGCTGCTATGAAAAAAGCCGCTTCTCGATTTGTTCAAGGAGTTAACTTTTTATTCCGAGCTGCTGGGTGGGTTGGCATGGCAATGCTACTAAAAGATTTAGGGGTTCAATTAGCTGAACTTTTAGGTATTATCAAATCAAGTCAAGGATGGGATGACTTAAATCAGGATATGAAAACTCTTACAACTAATACAAAACAGCTAAATAAAGAATATTCTACTTTCAATCCAACACAATTAGCACTAGGGTTAACAAAAATTACCGGCATAGAGGCTCAAGCAAACCGAATCTTGAAACTTAATGACAGTCTATTAGAATATAATAAAATGCTCCAAGCCACCTCAAGCCTAGAGAGTGCTAGGACTCATGCTGGTATAGAGAAATGGACTGCTGCGCAAGAGGAGGAAATGGAGCGGTTTAAAGAGTCGATGGAAAGCATGCTTATAAATGTTTTTGGTGAGGATAATAAAATTAGTCAGAGTCTGAATACTTTCTTAAGTAAAGGAATTTTTTCTGGTATTGTGCAAGGCGCTAAAGAAATTTTTGGTGATGATATTGTGTCCAAGTTGCAGGAAGTGGAAGGCACTTATTGGAGAGCATTTGAGGGGTTAGCCGCGAACTACAAGGATCTTCAAAACCAGAAGGAAGAGGCTCTAAATTTTGAAGCGTTGTATAAGACTGGACAAGCATTCATAAAGCCTATGGCAGAAACCACACGCGCAGGACTATCGCAAGCTTATGATTTATTAGAATATTTGAATGCATTTGAAGAACAAGTCGGAGCAAGCAATCTAACGGAGTACCAAAAAGAGTACAAGGCTTTAGTAGAGTCCATCGTTGAAAGTGGAAAGTTAGATCTAGATGCCACCCAAATAAAAGCATTAGAGGGGATTAATAAATTCTTTGATGCACAGCGTGGCAATGCCAAAGAATTGTTAGACGGAATTAAAAATAATACTAAAGCTTTCACAGAGCAAGCAAATTCTGTAAGCCAATTTAGAACCAAAGTATATGACTTAATCAAGACAACCGAGGAGTTAATAGCCACTAACAATGCAGTCGGGCAAGCCGAGGGCTGGAAGGAGAGAGATGATCTTTTACAAGGCCAGTTAGCGTTTTTGCAAAAAATTAGAGATGTAGAAATAGGCTCTGCCGTTAAACTAGCGCAATTAGAAAGAGATGCTACACGCAGAAAGATAGGAAAATCCTCTTTAGAAATAGCAGAAATCGACAGAGCACTCGCCCATGCAAAAGCAGTTGAAAGGAGACTGGAGGCGGATAACCGGCTTAGGTTAGCACAGGAGGAAAAGGTAAAAAAAGAAGACGAATTCATTAAGAAGTTAGAGGCAGAAAGGGACGAGTTGCTGTGGCAAGAAAAAAGCCTAGAGCGTCAACTTGATCTACGTATGAGAATGGCCGATGCAGCCAGAGAATCTTTTGCCACAGCACTAAGCACAAATTTAGCTGACTTTATAAAAGGTGATGAATCAAGCTTAAAGGACGCACTAATAAAAACTTTCAAAGCAGCAGTAGATGCTGCCATAGATAGTATGGTAGAAGGCTGGGTCACTTGGGGCATGGGAAAGCTAGAAAATCGAATAGGGGGACAGGGAGGCACTCAGGCAACCGTTCTAACACCAAAAGAAGTCAGAATAGCCGCAGCTGGTATTAGACTAGGTCTGAAGATAGAAGAAGGCCAAAGTATTAAACAGCATCTAGAAAAAGGCGGTGGTCTCGAAGTTTTTCTTAGAAAAGGATCTATAAAGTTAAACTTGGATCCTTTTACAACCCCTTCACATATGAAGATATGGCAAGAACCCTTAGCTAAATTAATAGGCAAAGAAGTTTGTGCATGTAAGGCAGCCTCAGCAGGAGGAGGCGCCGGGGAGGATGAAACTAGTGCGTTACTTAACCAAGTTTTATCTGACTTAAGAAACACCCTTAATGATTTAAAAAATGAAATTAACGCTGCAAGAACTCAAGAGTTACCAACTTGGGGAGATGAACCACCACCAAACGAGGGGGGTATAAGAATAGAAGGCTCATCAAGTACTGAGTTAGGCGACATGTTAGAACGAATAGTTGTTTCAGACCAGAGAGACATCCTGGACACAAATAGAATTAAAGAAAAAATAGATGGATTGATATTTATTGACCAAATGAGCAAAACATTTGATGATCATATTAACGGGTTAGAAGATACACTGAAGACTGCTTCGACAGATTTCGAACAAATTGGTAAGCTTTTTGAGGAAGGTGTTGGGAGCATTATGAATATATTTAAAAGCTTTGGAGGAGGAAGTGCCGGTACTGATTCTGCTGGTGGTATTATGTCCTTGGTACAAACGGGCATAAAGATTTTCTCTTTTATGAGTGGTGGTGGCTTCGGCTTCGCAGATGGGGGCATAGCCAAGGGTGGTTTTAAAAAATATGCAACAGGAGGCATAGCAACAGGCCCTCAGCTAGGTCTTATCGGAGAAGGAAAGCATAATGAAGCAATAGTTCCTCTTCCTGATGGTAAATCAATTCCAGTTATAATGCCTAAAGGATCCGGAACTAATAATGTTGGTGTAACTGTTAATATCACTAATGATAGGACCGAGAGAAATACAGAAGGTGATACTGCCGCAGCGGAAAGACTTGGGGATCAAATAGCAGATGTAGTACAACAAGAACTATTAAATCAAAAACGTAATGGTGGGATACTAAGCCCATATGGAGTAGCATAATGCCAGAGATAGGATTTGAAATATCAGGTACAGATATTACAACAGCAACTATACGTCCTGATAATGATTTTTCAAGGAATTATAAACCTAGTGTTAGAGTAGCGGAGTTTGGAAATGGTTATCAACAAAGAGCAAAACCAGGGATTAATAATATTGTAGAGACTTTTGCTATGCAATTTAAAAATCGAGAAAAATCCGCAGCAGATGATATAATAAAGTTTTTTAATGATAAAGCCGGGGTAACTTCTTTCAATGTCACAGTACCCGATGATAACAGTACAAGCACTGATCAATATGGTAATAAGGTTTCAACTATAAAAGTAATTTGTGAGAGTTGGTCTCAACAATACAATAATGCTAATCATTATAATGTTAATGCAAACTTCAAAAGACTATATGTATGAGCAACAGCAACTTAATAGCAAAAGATATACAATCCTTAGAAGTAGACAGTGGGGTAGTCTCTTTATTTGAGTTAGAATACTCTTCTTCTACTACTTTATATTTTCATCCAGGATTGAGTACATCTGTTCGTATTACAAATATTGACGGAGGTACCCTTACTTTAAATAGTTCCCAAACCATTACTACAGGGGTCTCTTTAACATTTAAAGGGCTTAGTCCAACAGGTTCAGAAGTTTCTGTAACTAAAAGTATATCGGGGGATAATCCAGACGCCAATACTATAACCGTTTCTGATGCTTCTAGTTTAACGGTGGGTATGACTGTTACTGGTCCAGGTATACAAACCAGGGATTATTCTCCTATAGTTTTTGATACTAATACATACTATGCTATCCCAATGGAACTAAGTACTTTTAGTGTAAGTACTGAAGGAGTACAAAATAGACCTAAGTTAACTATTGGAAATGTAGAATCTATACTAAGGTCTAGTTCTTTGTTTCAAAATGCTAATGATGGCGGCAATGATGGATTATCAGATTTTAAGCTCGATGATCTTATAGGAAAACGTTTAACCCAGCGTCAAACATTAGAAAAATATTTGACTATGGATCCTACTACTGTAAGTACAAAATCAGTAATAGAACTACCAAAAAGAATACATATTATTGATAGAGTTGAAAATAAAAACGCAGAAACAGTTACATTTGAACTAGCAAATCCTTTTGATCTAGAAGGTATAAAATTGCCACGCAGACAAGTTATAGGAAAATACTGCCCTTGGGCTTATCAGGGATTAACATTTGATACCCCAAAAGGAGCATGTACTTGGCCCGCCAATAGTTTAGTTCTTGATGAAAATAGCAGTGGAGACTTAAAATTTTATGCTTATCTAACTGAGAAAGATGAGCCTATTATGTGGAAGTATCTTATCCACAATTCCTCTAATGCTACACAGATTCTTAGCGGGAAAACCCATTCAGGGAGTACAGGAACATCCTATGCTAAAGATGCACTAGTTGCATTATCGGACGGTGGTTCAGGATATACATATTGGAGGTCCAACAAAGATTCTAATACGTCAGTACCCTCCTCCTCCAATAGTGACTGGCAGCAGATACGATTATACGAACCTTGGGTTTCTGGACAAACTTATTCAACTCATTCTGATTCAGCGGATAGAAATGATTATGTTATATATCCCGTAAATAATGCGGGCAATAAAACTGATACTACTTTTGACTTTACAGCAACATCAACCATTTATAGAGTACTTATTACAAATAATAGTATAGTGCCGTCTTCCAGATCCGCACATTGGACTAGAGGGGATGTTTGTGGAAAACTTCTTTCTTCTTGCAAAGCACGATTTCAATTTATGAGTGAAGAAAACGATAACGATAAGCAAAATACTATTGTAGGAACTGATACTAATACTGCTGTTGGGGTTCTTCCCTTCGGAGGGTTCCCAGGTAGTAGAAAACATCGTTAATGAACTTACAAGACATAAAAGATCATTTCGATAGAGAGTATCCTAAAGAGGGGTGTGGAGTTTTATCAGTAGTTAAAGGAAAAAAGCAGTGGTTCCCTTGTACTAATATTGCTACTAATAATGATGATTTTATTATGGATTCAGAGGAATATATAAAATTATTAACAACTACAGATATTGTAGGAATAGTACATAATCATATTGGTAGTAGTTCAGAGCCGGGCGAAACTGATAAAGTTGCTTGTAATACTTTAGGAATTCCTTATTATATATTTAGTTATCCTGATATGAATCTAACTGTCTTAGAACCCGAAAATAATACAACGGATTTATATGGAAGAGAGTATGAGTTTGGGGTAGCAGATTGTTTTGAAGCAGTACGTGATTATTTATTTCAACAAGGAATGGAAATCCCTCATCGTGCCTTATTTGAAGAAAACTGGTATAATAAAGGATTAGATTATTTTACTACAGAGATGGTTAAAAAGTGGAAAGGAGAGCCCGTGAATTTAGATGAGTTGAAAGAAAATGATGTACTTCTCTTCAAAGTACAAGAAGAAGTAAATGATCATTGTGGAGTATACTTAGGAAATGATATTTTCTACCATCATGCATTTAACAGACTATCATGCAGAGAAAATTTGTATCCTTTCTGGCATAAGTATTTAGTAGGAGCATATAGATATGTTGCGTAAGGTATATTTAAATGGTGAATTAGGTGAAAAATATGGGAAAGTTGCTGAAGTAAAAGCAGAAACCGTTAGAGAAGTCATACAGTATTTAGATGCTAATTACACAGGAGTTAAAAAGTATTTACTTGACTCTGATAAGAAAAAAATAGGGTTTACTATAAAAGTAGCTGATCAACATCTTGAGCACGATCAGGAACTTTTAATGCCTTTAAATAAAGGGGATATAATTATTACTCCAGTTCCTTTAGGGTCTAGGGGCGCTGTCAAAGCATTCATAGGGGCGGTACTAATAGTAATAGGAATAATAGTTCCACCCCTTGGTTCAATACTAATTCCTATAGGCTTGAGTCTGGTAAGCCAGGGGTTAGCAGAAATGATGGCACCAGACCCTGCAACAGATAACGATGGGAGCGAAGACGGTGAGGATGGGTATCTATTTCAAGGATCAGAACAAGTCATTCCCGAGGGACGACCTGTTCCAGTTTTATACGGAGAATTGAGAGTTCCTGGGCAGCCTATTACTTTTGATTTACAAAATATAGATGACGGCTGGAATGCTTTATCTAATGCAAACGGAGCGTACACTCTGTCTGGGGATCCAGATGGAAACATATACAAAGTCGCAGCTAATAGGAGGGACTAATTTATGGTGTCAATACCAAGCATGCGGCCAGACGGAACAGGAACAGGGAAGCCTGAAGACCCCGGTAAGGCAGGCTCTAACATTCAAGAAGTTTCAATAACTGATTTAATATCAGAAGGTCCTATTCAGGGTCTGGTAAATGGAGAGGCTTCTGTATATTTAGAAGGGGATCAGTTATCTTCTGAAGATACAATCCTTAAAAACAGTGAGGCCGCAAATGAAGCAGGAGAGCCTCATACAATAACCTTTGCTGCAGCCAGTAGCAATTTACAGCCCGTAACCGCATCAATGAAGGATAGGGACGGTAATACTGCTTATTATAATGATTTAAAAGAGACGTATACAAGAGATAATGCTTATCGATTTATAACAGTATTTGGATTACAAGCATCAGATTGTAAAATTGAAGGCATGAAAAGATCTAAGCATGAGGCGGGCGGTGATTATGGATTGTCTGAAATAAAAGTTTGTGCAGTTGCAGGAACCCCGTTAGCAGAAAGTACTCTTTTCTATACAAGTCATAAATCAGGCGTTGGAAAGAGAAGTCCTACTCTTAGAAACTTAAAACCTATTATACGAGTTATTACTCCCTCCGGACATTTAATAAAAGGAAGTGTGATAGAAGTTTATGGGGATGATTATAATTCCGTTGATACTAGTGGACCCTCTAAGCGAGTAACAATACAAGTATGGGGAGCTTATTCAGACGTAAATCTAGAAAAAGATATTTATACCGGCTCCAATCAAGTATATGGAAAAGTATATATAGATAGAGTATGGCTTGTAGATATAAGAACAGTTAGTGGAAATAATGTTATTTATATACCAAAACAGAGTAATTCTTTATCTGTAACTGATAAAACTTTTTGGCTTCATCCAGAAGATAGTGATAACTCAGGTACTGCTACTACAGGTAGTACTCCTGCTAACTCAAAAAAATACCCGGGTTCGTCAGTTGAGTTTCGAGTTGGTAATTTACATCAAGAACCTTTATATCAGTTATCCGGGCCTGGTGTAGCTTCTTTTCCGTTAACTTTATCAGCTAGTGACTCCGCTCCTTTTAATAGCACTAACAACTTTCTTACTAGTGCGCCCGCAGCTGGCTATCCCACTTCTAGTGATATCACTACTGCTGTAAATGACGGAGCAATTCAAAAAGTCCTTGTGTTTAGTCAATCATTTTCAGGAGCACAGATAAGTGAAATTGATGAAATAAAAATTCAATTAGAATTTCCTAATGGACATTACGCAACAAATGATGAGGGAAACGATCAGTACAACGGAGCAGCCTTTAGTATAACCCTCGAAGGTTCTGAAAGTGGAGGATCTAATCCTACTGATTGGGAAGACCTTACAGGAGGAGCTGCTGTATACCAAAGATATTGGGGGTTGCAGAAAACAGCAGTAGTTTATACTATAATATTGCCCATAAATACTCATTTAAATATTAGGGATTTGCGTTTAGTTATTACTAGATTAACTCCCGATGGAGTAGCTAAAGGAAATAATTATCTTGGAAAGCTCTCCGGCAATCATATAATTCGAGGAGCGACTAGTGATATAGCAGTAGTCTTAGATACTTGTCAAATTGCTCAAGTCGTAGCAACCATTAAAGAAAAACTTTCCTACCCTTATTCCGCAGTAGCGGGTGTAAGTTTTAGTTCTCAAAGTTTCCCCTCAGCCCCTAGTAGAGCATATCATGTTCGGGGACTAAAAATTAAAATACCTTCTAACTATAAACCTAGGCACTTGACTGGCGATGGAGTTGCTACCTATACAGGAATGTGGAATGGGGAATTTAGTGACGAAGGAACAACAAATAGTAGTGGTCTTGAGTCTGGAGTATACTACACTGATAACCCTGCATGGGTATTCTATGATATGTTAATTAATGACCGTTATGGCTTAGGAGATTTTTTAACCGCACAAGATATAAATAAATTTCAACTTTATAAAATTGCAAAATATTGCGATGAATTAGTACCTACTAAATATGGTGAGACAGAGCCTAGGTTTACATCTAATTTATATTTGACTAAACCTACTGAGGCATATAAAGTTTTAAAAGACATGGCAACCATGTTTAGAGGTTTATTATATTGGTTGGACGGACAAATGATTCCAATACAAGATTCTCCGGCTTATCCTATTTATAACTTTTCTCCTTCAAATATAATAAAGGATACTTTTCAAACTCAAAATTCAGGAAGTAAAGCAAGAACTAATCAATACACAGTTATATGGAATAATCCTTCAGCCGCATATAAACCAGAGCCTATAGTTATCGAAGATAAAGAAAATATTCTTACTACAGGACAAATTATTCCTAAAAAAGCTGTTGCATTTGGTTGTACTTCTGAGGGTCAAGCAATAAGGTATGGAAGATGGAAAGCATGGACTTCAGTCAATCAAACTGAAGTTGCGACTTTCAAAACTTCTGTTAATGCATCGTTTTTAACTCCTGGAGATATAATAAATATACAAGATCCCTCACAGACAGGGACTGTATTTAGTGGTAGAATAACGGCCTCCTCTAATAGTGCTATAACTTTAGATGTGGATATTACTACTGTCTCAAGTCAAGCTCAATCTGATGGGGGAAGAGCACAGTCTTTTAGTTTTCAATCCAGTTCTGATTATGCTTATAGTTTAGCCCTTTTAGTTTTAAAACGTAAAGTAGTTTTAACTCAGGAAGCCCCTGCAGTAATAACTCATTCAGGCGCAACTTATACTTATAATAGAGGGGATGAAGTAGTTTATGCAAAGATTGATGGAACTTCTACACAACTTATTGGTAATTCAGATTCTGATGAAGATATAAGAAAAACTATTTCAAATATTCAAGACAATGACGGAACCGATATTCAAGTAGAGTTTAGAAATAGTACAGATGTTGAATCAATAACGTTTACCTCTTCTAATGTTTCTGTAGTTAATGGAGTTACCCAAATAGCTATTGCTGCTCCTTTCTCTGGAGAAATCCCAGATAATACTATCTGGTCAATACGAGAAACTTATAAAGGTGTAAATACTTTAGCTTCGTATAAAGAATATAAAATATTAGGACTAAAAGAGGATTCAGATAAGTTTTTTGAAATTACTGCAGTAGAATTTTTTAATTCAAAATTTGATATAATTGACAAAGATTTTACTTTAGCATTACAAGATACTGTTATTCCTCCTGTTCCGGATTATGTTCCACCTCCTGAATCAGTTTATATTTTAGATACTCCCGATTTCAGAATGGAACAAAATGAGATAACATTAGAATGGGAGCCTCCTCGGAATACGGACGGTTCCACATATCAATTTCCTAGAAACTATGTAATACATATTTATCCCCCCTTACCGGATGGCACTGATTATGTAGAGACTCGAAGTGGTAATACGAGACGACACGTGTTTAAAGGAATACCTGATGGAGTTTATGACTTTGGAGTTCAGACTTTTTCAAAATTTAGAAAACGTTCAGAAATAACTTGGAGAACTATAGAGTTAGTTGATAAATTTGCAGTCAGTTGCTCCCGCATGGTAGGAGGTATTCCTAGGGGTATATTCGCAAATTGTGAAAGTAAGATTTCAGGCTCCACATTTAGCTTAGATACTGTTGATTTTGCAATTCGTTCTAATGGTGCGCCGGGAACGGTTGTAAATAATGCTAATCAAGGCACTGCAGCAACTTATCAACAAGATTTGACAGCTATGGCAGCAACAGGAAAGGAGATAACTCGAGCACATATTTACTTTGACGCAGACGATACTACGGATTATTTAAAATTAGTTCTTTATAAGCGATTTAATTTTGAAAATGCTTCACTTGGTATATGGTATGATAGAACACAATGGGTCAGTAATAGTGAGAATGTTTGGACAGATTGTACAAATAGTGCAGATGCCAGAGTCAAAGTAGGACGATATAGTAATAAAGTTGAGAAGTCAGAAGGGACAACAGCATTTTTAACTCGTTTTCAAGTCGGAGACGTTATTAGAATCAAAACTGCAACAAATACTTACTATGCGGGTGTAGTTGCCTTTATTGAAAACGATAATATTTTGTTTACTCAGCAACGTTTAAATAATACTGCTAATGAGATAACGAGTGTTGATGAATCTAAAGCAATAGCAAGAAATGCCCTACGTCCTGACTATGCTAATGATGCTGTTATAGCTTTTATAGGCAGGGATGGAAGTACTTATTCCCATGAAAGGTATCTGTGGACAATAGATCCTAACTTACAAGGTCTTCGTGCATTAATTGTAGATACAAATGTTGCATTTCTTAATTATAATTCTTCTTCTGTACTTCAGAACGAAGTTGCTATTACTCTCACAGCGGATGCGTTAGCATATTCTGACCCAGAGTTTATAATTACGGGAGCAGGATTTAGTCAAACTAGTGAAAGTGCTCAAAGTACTTATGTTAATGACGATACTTCAGGACTATCTGCTCCTAATGATGTAACGGGGCAAAGCCTTACATGGAAACTACATGATGGAACTTCAGGAATCGGATACGATAATGGCTCAGCATTAAATTTCTCGGTAACCGTTAGAGAGTCTGCTGATGAAAGTGAAAGTAAAACCAAAGATTTCAAAATTATAAAAGTACAAGATGGATCTATTGGTTTAGATGGAAAAACAGCCAGATTAGATTTATCAGATTATTCCATTTTGTATAACGATAATGGTCAAGGTCCTAGGTTTACAGGAACCACTTCTGTAGGAGGCACTGTAGGGGAAGTGACTCTTAATACTAAGAAGGAGGGAAGCGAAACTAATGGTTGGATAAAAATTACTGTAAATACTACTAATTTTACTGACCCTGTATTCAGAATTTACTACGGTTCCAGTCCTACATATTTGGTAGATAGTATCACCGCGTATAGTGGATGGATGGATGGAACCGCCGGAGCAAGTACGGTAGTTCATTATCCAGTCCCTACTGGTTATAGTAATAATCTTACTACTGGCTCGTCAATAAATATCAATGTAGACGTAGCCGAAAAGCCGGCTAATTTTAATGGTTCAAACCTACCTGCTTCTGGAGATATAAAAGCCACAGATTCTTGTAGTTTAATGTCGCTTGTAGCCGGAGAAGTAGGAAGAACTATATCTGTATCTAATCCAACTCACGTGTTCCAAGCAGAAAATGATGGAACAGTTGAATCCGAGACAAAAACTGGTAGCGGAACAACTCTTGAATTTTTAAAAGGCGGAATAGCAGCAACATATGTGGGAGGCACAGGATCTCATAGTTATAATAGTGGTAGCAGCCCTGATCCTAATGAGTGGAGAATTAAATCTGCGGTTTCAACAGATACTCATTTAACTGTTGGAACGCCAACAGGGGTAAGTAATAA